CCCCGCGACGGCGCCGACGAGCCTGCCGTGGTGCTGCGCAAGGGGGCTGACGGCCGGACGATCAACACCGCTCCCATAGGTCGCAAGCCTGCTGTAGCCACGGCCGAGCAGGTGCCCGTCGAGCCGGCAGCCAAAGCCGAGTGGCGCTTCTGTCCGCGCTGTCAGAAGTACGGCCCGCGGCCCAACTGCCGCGCCTGCCAGATCGTCAGGGAGCAACCCACGGGCGATCCGGATAAGGCCGCCGAGACTCTGACCGCCTACGCGCGTGCCGAGCATGCGCTCAAGCCGGCCGAACCTTTGGCCTGGGACGAGACGTCGTGGGAGCTGTTCTACCACGACCTGAACGTGTTGAAAAAACACATAGACGACCTGGGCACGGCCTATCGCGCCCGCGAGACGCCGCAGGCCGAGGCGCTGCATCGCCGGCTGGTCGATTTCCGCAGCGATTTCCGATTGTGGTATCACGCCCTGAGTCACCTGAACGCGCCCGACAGTCCCGAGGAACCCCACGGGCGGCGCCATTAACATGGGAGGACGGAACATGGAAAGCTGGCGTTTGGTATGGCGCAAGGGTATTGCCCCCTTGCTCTCTGATCGCGCTCTGGCCGCCCTGGAAAAGGCGCTGCTCAACGACGATCCGCGCCTGATCCAGGGGGCCACCACCACGCCCCCGCCGCTGCAGTGCGTGCAGGACTGGGACGTGGAAGGCGCCTGCGCCCTGGGCTACTGCGGCTGGCAGGGCGAGGGCCTCAACAGCGTTGGCGAGGTCGAGGAATACTTCTCTCGCCTGTGCCATGAGATTGACCTGCGCCTGGGCGAGCCGGCCGCCTGCCGGTGGTTCCTGAACGTATATGACGAAACCCCGCGCCCTGAAATGCTGCGCGAACTGCTCCTGGAGGTGCGCCGCAGCCTGGCCGAGCGCGTGGTCGATACGCCCGCAATCAAGGAGGTGCAAAGTGCCTGAAGAACGTGAAGTCAACACCCTTGCGGCCCGTGCCATTGCCGATCAGGTCATGGCGCTCATGCGCGACCATGAGGACGACGCCCACCGGGGGCGCCCCTGTCCGGGCAACCGGGCCAGTTTCGTGGCCTACCTCGCGCACTGCCTGGGCGTGCGCGCCCACTCGCACCTGTGGCGCTACGTCGGGGCGGTGCTGGAGGAATACGAGAGTCGCTGCCCCGGTTTCTGCCCACACCACCCTCGCCCCGAGGAAGAACCTCATGAATGATACGGAGTTTGTCTCCCTGGTCAGGTCCATGCGCCGGGCGCAGGACCAGTACACGCAAACGCGCAAGACCACGGCCCTGATCGTGGCCCGTGACTGGGAGAAGCGCGTGGACAGCGCCATTGCCAAACACTCCCAGCAAGATCAGCCAGGACTGTTCGAGGGACCCCCGGAGCCGCCTCATGAAGCGTGAAGAACTGCTACTGCGCGCTAAAAGCGCCACGGCCGCCCAGTTCGCGGAACTGGTCACCCTGGTCGTGGGCCTGGCCGCCGAGACGCACCCCGAGGAACTGCGGCGGGCGCTCCAGAATGTCTTCGACCTGTCCTGCGTCGAGCAGTCGCTGGAGCGGATCATGCAACGTCTGCAGGGCGCCCACCAGGAGGCGCTGGAAACGGCCGACAAGGTGCGGCAATTGCGCCGCGACCTGGAGCGCGCCGAGGCGCGCCTGAGCATGCTCAACCGCAAAGTACCGTGCTAGGAGAATGACCCATGTTCCACAAGAAACCCAAGGGCAGCAAGCCGGCCCACACACCGGCGCCAGCACCGAAACCAACGCCCGCCCCGGCGCCCGTGCCGGCACCGTCGCCGCCGGCCAAACCGGAGCAGGCACCAGCACCGCCGGCGCCGGCACCGTTGCCGGCTCCTCCACCCCAACCGCCTCCCAAACCGGCCCAGCGACTGCCGCTCCAGGCTGATCCTGCTCCCAAGGCCCCGCCCGGCGAGGGGCCGAACACCTGCGCCAACTGCGCGTTCTTCGCTCCCAGTAGCCCAGCCACCACGGGGAGGTGCCAGAGGTATCCGCCTGCGTTCCGGCTGACCCAGGGCGGCGCCACGCTGAGTTACAACTACACCTTCCCGACCGTGGCCAGTACCGACTGGTGCGGGGAGTGGGAGGTGCAGTGAGTCGAGGTGTCCCATGCGCGAGGCGCATTTCCTCGAGCAGGTGGCCACGCTGGCCCGTCTGAGGGGCTGGTTCGTGGCCCATTTCCGCAACGCCCGCGTCCGGGGCGGCTGGCGGACGGCCTGCCAGTTCGACGCCGTGGGCTTTCCGGACCTCTTGATGCTCAGGCGCGACCGGCAGGTGGCTGCGGAACTCAAGGTCGGGCGCAACAAGCCGACGCAGCTGCAGCTCGACTGGCTGGAGCGCTTCGAGGAGGTGGGTGAATCCTATCTATGGTATCCGGATGACTGGAACCGGATTGAGGAGGTGCTGGCATGACCCTCGAGGAAACCCCTGTCTTCTGCCCGCTGACCGATTCGCACCGCGAGTGCCTGGCGCTGGTGCAGCAGACCTTGATGCTCTTGCGCTACGAGCCTCTGACCCTGATCGAGAGGGTGGAATCATTGAAAGCCGCCCGCGACCTGCTGGACGCCGTCTGCATGGACCTGGAGAGCAGTCTGCCCCCGACAATAATGCCCGACAAGGTGTTTGGCCATGTCCCCGAGGAGTGGAGGGAAGGAACGTGACGCCGCCTGGACTTCTGCCCCTGGGCACCGAGCGCTTAACTCCTTCTGTCGGCAAGCGGATCATTCGTGTCTTCCCCAGACGAACCAGGGCCACGCCTGACGATCCGCTGGCCTACGTCGGGCCGCCCGACCTGTTTGCCGAGGCCGACGAGGTGCATGTCAGCGTGACCTTTACCTGGCACAAGGAGCGCGCCGAGCAACTGGCCCTGGCCTGGGAGGTGGTGGCTCCGGTGAAAGTTGACGGGGTGGCCTATGGCAACCGGGGCGAGGAGTTTGTGCCAGGGCGCTACATTCGCCCTGGCTACACCTTCACCTCACGCGGTTGTCCGAGGCGCTGCTGGTTTTGCAGTGTCTGGAAGCGTGATCCCCTGCCGCGGCTTCTGACCCCCATCGTGCCGGGCTGGAACATACTGGACGACAATCTGCTGGCCTGCCCCCGCCCGCACGTCGAGGCTGTCTTTGCCATGCTCAGGCAGCAGGGACGGCGCATTGAGTTCACGGGCGGGCTGGAAGCTCTCAGCCTCCAGGACTATCAGGTCGGCCTGCTGGCCGATTTGCGCCCCCGGCCCAACTGTTTCTGGGCCTACGATCCCGGCGACGAGTTCGAGACGTTGCAAAGCGCTGCCCGGCGCCTGATCGCCGCTGGTTTCACGGCCCGCTCCCACCGACTGCGCTGCTATGTCTTGATCGGCCAGCCGCAGGACACATTCTCCGAGGCCGAGAAACGCCTGCGGCAAATGCTCTCCATAGGTTTCACGCCCATGGCCATGCTCTGGCGACCAGACGACAAACCAGCCCAGCGAAAACATGAGCGAGGCGAGGACTGGCGCCGGTTCCAGCGCCGCTGGGCACGCCCGGCCATTATTCACGCACACTCAATCATGGAGGAATCATGATCCTGACCGAACGAACCTGTCTTGCCTGCGGCCGCCGCCTGGGCAGCAACAACCGCACGGGTTACTGCAGCTTGTGCCCAGGATGGCGGGCGCTGTACCGTGCCCGACTGAAGGTCAACCGCGCCTTGCGCGGCCACAACGTGGACCGCACCACGGCCGAGCAGCAGGAGATCGACCGCTGCCGCGCCCTGCGCGTGCCGCTCCTGCGTGCCCGCGCGGCCCGCTGCCTGCCGCTCTTCGAGCCGCCCTTGCAATGTCTGCAGGTCGCTGAAGTGAGCATGGAGCAGGCCGAGGCGCTGCGCCTCAAGTACCGGCAAGCACGCCGCTGCCGCAAGTAGGAGGAAGCAATGACCGAGGCTGAATGGATTGCAAACGAAGATCTGCGGGCAATGCTGGACTGCTTCCGTACCGTCCATGCGGCCGGGCAGTTTGGTGTTCCAGCACAGTTTCCCAGGCCCAGCGACCGCAAGTTGAGGTTGTTTGCCTGCGCCTGCTGCCGGCAGATCTGGCACCTGTTGACCGATCCGAGGAGCCGCGCCGCGGTCGAGACGGCGGAACGGTACGCTGATTTGCTGGCGACAGCCGAGGAATTGGCCGCCGCCAGGGCCGCCGCCTGGGCCACCTGGACCGCCAGGGACGCCAGGGCCGCCAGGGACGCCAGGGCCGCCTGGGTCGCCAGGGACGCCGCCTGGGCCGCCGCCGACACCGCCAGGGACGCCGCCTGGGACGCCGCCTGGGCCGCCGCCGACACCGCCAGGGACGCCGCCTGGGACGCCGCCTGGGACGCCGCGGCCGCGGTCACGGCCAAAAAAACTCAAGCGGCTCTGCTCCGCGACATCTGCGGCAATCCGTTCCGCCGGGTGAAAGTGGCGTGTGACAGGTGTGAGGGTACTGGAATACTGTCTGGCTATCACGGTGAACCCGCACCACCAGGATTCCATGACGACATTCCCTGCCATCATTGTGATGGAATAGGGAAACTGCAGTGGATCACCCCCACAGTCCTCGCCCTGGCCCAGGCGGCTTACCAGGAGCGGGCGGGGAGGAAGTGTGAGAAGTGTAATGGTGCTGGCAATCTAGGAACCAGCAGCGTCCTGCTGAATCTGCCTCTCGGCAGCGACTGCCCAGACTGCCACGGCACTGGCACTATCGAGAACGGTACGCTGGACAATGACCGCCTCGCCGTGCTGGCCGATGCTCTGGAGGATGCCGGTTGCGACAATGATAAGATCCTGCGGCATCTGCGTGGGGAGGAGCCAGCGAGTGAGGACCGCTGGTGTTGCTGTTCGGCCTGTGGGAAACTGTTCTACGCCCGGCACAAATACTTCTCCTGTGACTGCCCGGACCGTGAGTGGGCCAGGTCTGTCGATTCAAAGTGGATGCCCCTGCGTGGCCCCCACGTCTGGGGTTGCTGGGCAGTGGACCTGATACTTGGCAAGGAGTGAATACCATGACTCCTGAGCTGGAGACACTGGAATCGAGAAGTATCTTCGTGCTGTAGGCAGTCCCGCCGCGCCCCTCACGTCAACCCATGACACCCCCTGTTCGCGCTCGCCGTGCAAGCGTGCCTGTAGTGCCCCTGGTGGCCGATCTGAGCAGCACGGTCGTCCTTCCGCTGGCAAGGAACGCTATAGGTGCCAGAGTCTGCTGCCGCAACTGGAAGAATGCCGTGTCGAGCTACGCCTTCGCGGATAATCCAGGAACTGCGGCCATGCCCCGGTCTGTAGCGAAGAGGTATCCGAAACACGGTCGCTACAGCCCGATAATCGCGGGGTGAAACCCGTGGCGCGATAAACAAGTTCCCACGGGCGGGCGCGGCTCCCTCCAGGGTCAAAGCAGCGTTCGCACCGACTCCGCGCGACGGGGTCGGTGCGCCCACCGCTCTGGGTTAAGCAGTTCTTTTCCAGAGGATACCAATGACCTGGCGCTACCTGCGAGCCTATCTGGCCAACAACAAAATGACCTATGCCCAGTACCTCAACTCGGAACACTGGCAGGACGTTCGCGCTCGTTTCTGGGCCGGCCGGCTGCACAACGGCACCTGTTCCTGCTGTGGCGGCCGGAACAAACTGCAGGTCCACCACCGCACCTATCGCCGGATCGGGCGCGAATGGCTCAATGATCTGCGGCTCTGTTTATCAGGGCGTTCATGGAGGCGGAACGTGACCACTGACACCAGACAACAGAGAAGTCTGGGGATGCCATAGGAGGACGGTTGACGTGGACGATCCGGTTCTTGAGAGGTTGACCGCCGCACTTGACGGTCTTCTGTTCGAGCAGCTTTTGGTGATTGCCGACAGGCTGGAGGAGACGGGCGAGACGGACCTGGCCAAAGCATATCGCTTCATGTCTCAGGAGCGGTTGATTCCGATGCGGTTTAACGACTTCTGGCACTGGCGCAGAAATCTTCCTGAGGCCCTGCCGCTGTCGCACCAACTGCCACCCAAGGCGACTGTGGCACTGTCCATGTTGCCGCTGAGAATTGGCCTGAGCCACAATGAGGCCGCGACCATGCACAAGGCGTACAGACGTGGTGCGGAGGCCCTGGTCCTGTCGTGGAAGATGGATGTAGAGCAGGTGTTGCGAGTTCAGCAAGCCGAGAATGCCACTGCCCTTGTGCAGCGGCATCGTGACTTGCAGAGGCTGGCAGAACTGGAAGACGCCGAGCCTGGGCCGGACGTGGCCGAGGAGCTGGGACTGGACGATATCCCCTTCTGAGGAGTTTTGAGTGCGCGCCTACTACAACGATTCGGACCCCCAGATCTGCGCCTGGCTGGGGGAGCTAATGCGCGCGGGTTGCATCACACCGGGGACCGTGGACGAAAGGAGCATTTGCGATGTCAAGGCAGAAGATATCGAAGGATACGACAGAGTCCACTGCTTCGCCGGCATCGGCGGCTGGGAGTTTGCCCTCAACCTCGCCGGCTGGCCGGCAGGGCGAACTGTTTGGACCGGATCATGTCCCTGTCAGCCCTTTTCCGCGGCGGGCAAAAAGAAAGGCGGCAAGGACGAACGACATCTCTGGCCCAGCTTCCTTCGGCTCATCCGCGAGTGCCAGCCTCCAACGATCCTTGGCGAACAGGTTAGTGGAACTGCTGGATACGACTGGCTCGCCCGAGTATCGGCTGACCTGGAGCGCGAAGGTTATCGCGTCGGGGCTGCGGATCTGCCGGCTGCGTGCGTCGGCGCGCCCCACATCAGACAACGACTCTTCTGGGTTGCCTCAAGGCTGGCCGACTCCGGACGCTCAGAGCTTCGGAGTGGAGGACAACCGCTGGGAGGAAAGGCGGGAGGAGTGCAAGGAGAAGCACGTCAACGGCAACGGGTTCGGCCTGACGCTGGGAATGGCGGTGCAGTTGGCGGGTTGGCCGACGCCGAACGTGCCCAACGGGGGCCGGGCAACCTCGGAGGAGAGCATGACCTCGAGGGGGCAGACTCCAGACGGGAAGAAGCGACAGGTGGATCTGAGATTCGTGGCGGGGTTGACGGGCTGGGCCAGCCCCTGCTGTCGAGACAGCAGGGGAGCGCACGACGAGAAGACACTCCGGCAGCTGAAGGAGAACGGCCACCAGCCGAGCCTGCTAGTCAACCAGGCGAATCTCGCCGGCTGGACGACGCCCCAGGCCAACGAGCCGGAATCTCCGGAGCGTCGCTCCAGAGCGGCGACGGGCCGGACGACGGAGTTTCTGGGCCGGCAGGCGCAGGGTGTGAGCGGCTGGGTGACACCAGCAGCGAGAGATTACAAGGGGGACAGCGAGGCGACCATTGCGAAGGGGCCGAAGATCCCGGGAGGCTGTCGCCTCCCTGGCAATGCCCAGCTAGCATCCTTATCCCCTGCCAGGACGGTAAGTGGCGCAGGGTGCCCGCGCCTGGTGCTGAACCCCGCCTTCTCGCTGGTCTTCCTGATGGGTTTCCCCCTGAGCTGGCTGCTTTGTGGCAGGAAGGCGATACGCTCTTTCCGCTCGCGCCGCCGGAAAAAGGACGGGTAATGCTTCTGCGCGGGGCGGGCAACGCCATTGTACCCGAGGTTGCTGCTCTGTTCATTCGTGCCTTCCTGGAGGTTCATGCGCAAAATCCCCCAGCAGAGGGGTGACGACCACCTTTCCTGGGGGAGTGCGGGCGCGGTCACTTGCCGGTGGCCCGCCTGATAGCGGCGGACAGCAGGTGGACAATGTTGGCCGGATCGACAGGCAACGGCCCCTGCAGTGCTTCCACGACGCATTCCGCGGCGGACAGCAGATCGGGCGCGGCCGCGATCAGGCGAGCGTTGGCCTCGGTCTGGCCCGTGCGCTCGCGGAGAATGCAGACGGCCTCGAAGGTGGGCACGCCGTCCGGGGTGTCCTCGATCAGGCGGCCGACGTAGCGCTCGTGCAGACCGCTGATCGTCCACGGTCCGGGTGTATGACTCATGGGTCTTTTCTCCTTTCAGGGGTTGGTGGTCAATTCTCCACTCTTCCAGGACGCTGTCAAGGTTCGTAGCGATCGCGCCGCCGCGCCAGCGCCAGCAGTCGCCGGGTCAGTTTCCAGCGCGCCCTGGGATTGCTCGCGCGTTTCAGTGCGCCCAGCAAGCGCCTCTCTCTCTTGTCATGTGACATAAGGATACTTCCTCCGTTCTCAGGGTACTGGTACGGGCGATTTACAGCGCGACTATGACTTTTCCATAGTCGCGCTGTAACGGTCAGGGGCGCTCGCCGGCGCCGCGCTGGCGGGCGCGGAGCTGGGCCTGATCGTCGGCCATGTTCTCGCGCGCCCGCAGCTGGGCCTCGGCGGCCGCAATATCCTCGAGGGTAACCGCGCGGGGCCGCTCCAGAGGCCCGCGGTGGGTCGCGCCGCAGCGCTGGCAGCCCCAGTCCAGTTCTCCATTGCGGGTACCGTACAGGTGCCACTCATGCTCACAGTGAGGCAATGGCGCCTCGGCAGCGCTTTCCTGGAGGGCGCGGGCCAGCGCCAGGGCCTCTTGCGCCGCGATCACGACATGGGTGGGCGCCAGCTCGGTTCCCTGCGCGCTGGTGTTGAGCAGGTCCTCCAGCGCCTGGGTCAGAAGGCGGATCAGCGTTTCAGTCTGCATGGTCATTTCTCCTATCCAGGGGTTCAAGGGTTTGCCAGATTGCGCCGGGCAATGTTCTCTTCAGCGATCAGGAAACGCAGCTCGGCCAGGCGCCGGGCCAGCGCCTGTCCCCTGTTCCTTAGAACCACTTCAGGGTAGCGGTCTTCTCCAGCCAGCGCGCCAGGTCTTTGGTGCGCTCGAAGTCTGCTATCACCTCTCCCTCATTGTCCGTCACAACATAGCGCGCCGGCCCGTGCTCGGCGCGCTGGCGCTGGTCCTTGCATTCGCACCAGACGTTGTAAGCGCCGCGGCGGAAGCGCGGACAGCATTCCCAGTAATGGCTGCAATCAACCCAGCCGGTCAGCGCGAACGTCTCGAGAAGTACCCAGGGAACCCAGTAAGCGTAGGAAAACTGGTTCGCAAACGTCTTCCTCTTCGACACTACTGTACTCTGCATTTGTCTTTCCTCTCAGGGGTTTTGGGCGAGCTAAAGCAGGTCGGGCGGGGGGAAACATTCCCCCTACCCTGGGGCGCGCTGTCAACTAGACCAGCAACCGTTCTTTCCTGATCTGCCGGCGCAGGTCGGCCACTCTTTGCCTGGACTGACCGGCGAGCTGTTCCCTGGATTTTTCCAGGCAACGGTCAAGATCGGCCGCCACTTCCGGCATGCCGTTTTCGTGGTACAGGTCGTGCAATTGCATGGCGGCCACTTCGTCATTCTCAAGGGAACCGGCCAAGAGCAGCGCCTGGCAAAGCGCTTCCTGTCCAGGAACGAGCAAACCATGCCGGGCGCAGTTGTACTTGAACAGGGTAAGCAGACTGTTTCTTCGTGCCATTGTCCTTTGTCCTTCTCAGGGGTGAAGCAAACGCGGGAGAGGGCAATCCCTCTCCCGCAATGCGGACCGTCAAACGACCGTCAAGGCAAAGCGCCTACCCTTGGCGCCGTGCGCGATAATCACTGGCGTGGCAGCGCTGGGCGAATGAGTGGCGCCGTCGCAGGCCTGACAACGCGCACAGGTAATCCGGTAACCCGCCTCTTGAGAAGCCGGACAGGTAAATTCCCCCGGCAGAAGAGGAGTACCACCAGCGCGAACCCGGAAGGTGCGCCAGCCCCTGGCAATGGCCTCTTCGCGCTCGGCCGGCGTGTCAACGGAGGCCATAACATAGGCGCGCCACTCTTCGTCACAGCTGCGCCACTGGTGGGTATACCCCGTTCGGCCGGCGCTGGCCTGGATCAAGGGGCGCCAGGCGGACAGGGGAACCGCGGCCGGATCTCCATAGGCGCCCAGACGGAGGATCTTCCCTTCAAAGAGCTGCAAGTGCAGCGCGGGGTTGAAGCGCGGGTAGCGGCCGCGCTTGAGCGCTTTCCAGACTGCGAGAGGCGCCTGATGAACCCTGACGTAGCATGTTCCGCCAAGAGCGGGCCTGTGCGGACAATGACCGCAAATTGAGACGTCGGCGCCCGCCAGCGCCTTGAGAGGGTTGATCCTGTCTCTGAGAATCCAGGTTTGAATCAAGGCGCCCGTTTTGGGATTGTCACTCGAGCGCTCGAGGCCCGTGGCAATCGCCACAATGGGCTTGCCGTCCAGCATGGACGGACCGCGATAAAACAATAAACCGTTCACTGTCACTCCTTCCCACAAAAGGGGTGGCCATGGCGCCGGCTGCGTCAACAGCGCGGCGCCGCTTCCTTCTGACCGGAACGTCCGGCCCATACCATCCCCCCGGCTGTCAAGCGCCGGGGGGGTAGTGCGGACCGCAACGGCCTACTTCCTGTGGGCCAGGAAGGCCCAGCAGTTGAGCACGGCCGACGTGAGCGTAACGCACACCATCACGGCCGGCACAACCCATAGCTGGAAGCCCGACACATTGGCCAGCTCGCCAAGGACCAGTGAAGCGTCAATGGCCACGGCCAAGCACCACGATTGCCAGCGCGCCGAACGCGTGATATCGCCAATGGCCCATGCAAGGTGCGAGAGGCTCACGGCCAGGACAGAGCAGCAAAGGCCCAGCGCGGCGCCTCCCAGCCCCCTGTGTCCCTCCAGCAAGAGCCGGCCGCCAATCGAACTGAGGGCGAGTGAGAAGCACGGGATGCCGCAACCGATGCCAATCGTGATGGCCTTGCGCGCCTTGCTCACGGTCCGAGCAGTAATGACCTTCCGTATACCGCGCCGCCGCTTCGCCTTCACCGTGCCGTTTGCAGAGATTCGAGACACCGTTTCCATGATCGCTCCCTTCAGGGGTTTGTGTGGGACAGGCCAGTCAGTGTGACTGACCCCGTCCGAGGGGGGAGGGAAGATTGCCTTTCCACCCCTCTACGGATGGGGCGCCCTGTCAACCGTCGCACTGACGGCGGCCTGCAGCGCGATGTAGAAGCGCTGCAGAAGCCCTGGATTCTTGCCAGACCCCCTGGGGGGAGGAGTGGGGTCCTGGGAAGGCTTAACCCCCTCCCTGGGTCCGAAGGCTGATAACTGGGTGGAGGGGCTGAAGAGAGAGGGATTGCATGAGGAACCCCCTCGCTGCCACGGGAGGGTGGTGGGAGGTGCTGGCTGGGAGAGGACTTGACGCTTCGGAGAGTGTGGTAGAATGGGGCGTTGCTGGTGGAAGGGAGTCTGTTTTTCCTTTCCTGGGAATGGAAGACAGAGTGCTATCAGGACGATTGGAGGGAGTGGCGGCGGCGCGTGCTGCTGTTAGGTTAGTTTGAGTGATAGTTAGGGATATGTAGAGTGACAGAGACAATCCAGAAGCAAAACGTGAGTAAACCCCACGGGTTTCAGCCGGGGCAGAGGGGAGGGCCGCCGGGGCCTCGGCCCAATCAGTTTGCGCGTGTTCCGCAGGTGCTGTCGGACATGCGTGCGGTCTATCGTCAGCCTCCGGAGCGAGACAAGAATGACGCTCAGAAGTCGCTGCGGGAAGTGTGGGTCAATGACCGCAAGACGTTCCTGGTCAGGCTGGAGAGGTTGGAGACGGCCCATGCGCGGTGTCGTGTGGCGGCCAGGGCGCAGCGGGTGGCGCGTGGCGAGGTGCGGGCCGAACCTGCCCAGGAGGCGGTGCAGGAGGCCGGGGAAGACAGGGGCGAGGGGCGGGCGCTGGAGTTGATCGAGGCGCTGCTCGCGGAGTGGGAGAAACTGGAGGGCGAAACACATGGAGAAGACGGACGAGCCGATCAGGGTGCGTGACACTGTCCAGGAGGGACTGGTCGTTATCAATGAGCAGTTGCACATGGACCCTTACGTTAGACAACTGCTGGTGCTGCTGGTTGGCGAGGTGCAGGTGCTGCGCAAGGAGTTGAAGGAGTTTCAAGGGATGCGCGAGGTGGCGAAGAACCTGCCTGTGCGCGTGGGGGTTCAGAGCGAGTTGCTGGGTAAAAGGGCGGAAAAACATGGCGCTGAACGTGACGGTCAAGATACGGATACATGACTTTTCCAAGGGCGATTGTCCCGTGGCCAACAAGGTGACTGTGACGCTCTCCAGTCTAGGTAGTGGTCAGGACGAGAAGGAAGAACTGGTGCGCCAGACGGTAAAGCGGGCGCTGGAAGAGTTGCAGTATGAGGAAGTTCCCTCATGAATACCCAGGAAGCGTTCCTTGCCGACATCATCGCCAATCCTGGCGACGACGCCCTGCGGCTGATCTACGCCGACTGGCTGGAGGAGCAGGGCGGCGAGCCGCAGCGGGCAGCGTTTATCCGCTACCAGCTAGGACTGTGGGATAGGTTTGTTGACGACGAACCATACGCGGACGTGGTCTGGAATGACTCCATGACTTCCTTGACGGAGAGCGGGGGGCAGGGAGGGCCGCGCCAGTTCGGCTGGGACTGGCGCTGGACGCGCGGCTTCATTTCCTGGGTGTGCTGCCCCTGCTCAGAGTGGCTGAAACATGGCCCGGCGCTGTGCAGGAACCACCCGCTCGAGGAAGTGCAGTTGAGCGACAAGGAGGCAAGGTACGTCGAGCCCGATGGGTGGACATGGTATTACGCCGACTCGTCTTACGGGAATCACAGCGGCGATCCGAACTGTATTCCTGGTAAGATATGGCGGCGAATGGGTGAGAACCCGTATCACTGGTTCCGCAGTCGCGAAGACGCCACCAACTCTCTCTCTCAAGGCTGTATTCGCTGGGCCAGGGAATCGGAGCATGAACGTGCAAGCTGAAGCTCAACTGCACCGCCGCGTCCCCCGCCAGCGCGTCAGGAACCTGCGCTTCAGGCGCTTCGTGCTGCTCAAGTGTCAGGGCAATGTCACTAACCAGCGCGCCTTCTTCGAGGCCTGCAAGTCTGATCCGCTCTTCTTTATCAACGCCTTTGTCTGGCAGTTCAACCCCAACACCATAGGCACTGCCTCTCCCGAGCTGGGACCATTCCTGACCTGGGACTTCCAGGAAGAGGCCGTGGCGGTGATCCTGGCGTGTATCAGGGACCGCAAGGACCTGATCATCGAGAAGTCCAGGGAAATGGGCGCTTCCTGGCTGTGCCTGCTCATCATCGTCTGGTTTTTGCTCTTCCACCCCTGGAAGAAGTTCCTGCTGATCTCACGCAACGAGGAGGCCGTGGACCGCTCGGGCGATCCCGACTGCCTGTTCTGGAAGGTGGACTTCATCCTCGACCACCTGCCCGACTGGTTGCGCAGGGGCGTGGTGCGCCGGCGCATGGGTTATGTCAATACCCTGAACCACTCCTCGGTGACCGGCCAGGCCAGTACCGGCAAGGCCGGCGTCGGCGGCCGCGCCACGGCCATGTTCATTGACGAGTTCTCCCAGATCAAGGACGATTACGATGTGCTGCACCGCACCAGCGACACCACCGGCTGCCGCATTTTCAACGGCACCCACCTGGGTCTGGACACCGCCTTCTACGAGCTGGCCCAGCGCCCTGACATGCGCAAGCTGCGCATGCACTGGACGCAGCACCCCGACAAGGTCCGGGGCCTGTACCACTACGACGACAGGGCCAAGCGCGTGCTGTCGCTGGACCCGCAGTTCCAGCACGCAAAGGACTTCAACTTCGTCCTGGACGGCAAGTTGCGCTCGCCGTGGTACGACGAGCAGTGCCGGAGGAAAGGCTCCCCGCGCGCCATCGCCATGGACCTGGACATCAACCCCCAGGGATCGGTCAGCCAGTTCGTTGATTCGATGGTCATCCGCACCCTGATCGAGCGCGATACCTGCCCGCCCTACTGGGAAGGCAAGATTGATTACGACCATGAGAGCGCTACTCCGGACCCCCTGCCGCTGGTGCAGGAGCCGGGCGGTCTGCTGAAACTGTGGCTGATCCCCGACGCCGACGGCCGGCCGCCGCGCGCCTCCTACGCCGCCGGCACCGACCTGGCCGAGGGCACCGGCAGCACCCCCAGCTGTCTGTCCATGGTCAATAGCGCTACCGGCGAGAAGGTCCTGGAGTACGCCGACCGCTGGATCAAACCCGAGGAGTTCGCCGTCCTGGTGGTGGCGCTGTGCCGGCTCTTTGCTGACAGGCAGGACGAGCCGGCCAGACTGGCCTGGGAAATGGTGGGGCCGGGCGACCGCTTCGGCACCGCAGTGATCCAGACCGGCTTCAGGAACGTCTACTACCGGGTCAACGAGGCTACCGTCCCCTGGCTCAGAAAAACCAGCGACGTGCCCGGCTGGTTCCCCACGCCCCAGAACCGCACCCGCCTTTTGGGCGAATATCGCAGCGCGCTCTACTCCAGACAGTTCGTCAATCGCAGTGAGTACGCTCTGAAGGAATTCACCTTCTTCCGCTATTCTGTCCAGGGCCACGCCGAGTACGGCGGCTCGCGTGGCGACGATTATTCCTCTGGCGGCATCAACCACGGCGATATCGTCATTGCCGACGCCCTGGCCTGGAAAATGCGCGCCGGCAGCGGTTTGGCCTCGGTCAAGAAGAAGGACGAACCGGAGCAGCCGAAGGTGGGATCTTTGGCCTGGCGCCGGCTCAGAAACAAGCAGCGCCGGCAGGCTCAGGAGAGGTGGTAATGGTAATCGACGACGTCTTGAATGTACCCATGGACCCCACGACGAATGACGCTCAGGCCAGCAGCGTGCGCCACTATCTGGGCTTGCTGCTGCTGACTGTCTGGAGACAGAAGGAGGGGTTCTCGGGCAAGCGACCCTTCGGTAATTCCTCCTGGGAATATGACCTTTACAGGTCACTGATCGAGGCCGGTCTGCTGCCAGGTCAACTGGACGAGAACGGCCTGGTCGAGAAAATGGACCACCAGATCGGTCATGCCTTGATTGCCAGTGCCATTGTGAAAATGTATTCCGACGCGGGCCAGGAGCGCTCCGAATGCACCTGAGCCGGCGCCGCTTCAGGGACGGCAAGTCCACCTGGCAGCGCATCGAGGTGACGCTCACCGAGCAGGAGCTGCGGGGTCTTGCCGAGCGCAAGGTCTATTCAGAGTGCCTGGAAAAGAGTAAACTGCTGGTGGTGATCCGCGTCAGCGCAGCCGGAGAGAAAGTCGATTCCGGGGGTGGCCCCTCCAAGAGCGCCTAGGCAAATCAGTCTGGACAGGGAAGGCGTGGACCTGGCCCGCCTGTGTAACGCCATGCGTTACTCGCGCAAGGTCATGGAGTTTCCGCGCCGCATACGCCGCGACATGGTGCTGCAGTACGTCGGCAGCAACTGGTCGGAGGAGGCCTCGCGCGAACCTGTCCCCGTCAACCTGCTGGCCATGTATGTGCAGATCGTTTCCCGCGCCTTGGTGGCCAAGTCCCCGCGCGTCATGCTCAGTACCTTCGAGCGACCGCTGAAACCCACCGTGGACGCCATGCAGGACTGGGCCAACAAGGAGATCGAAAGGATCGACCTCGCCGGCACGCTGCAGCGCGTGGTGGTGGACGCGCTGTTCTCCATTGGCATTTTGAAGGTGGGTTTGGCCACCCCTGGGGACGCGGCCTTTCTCAACTGGAATATCCGTGGCGGCGATCCCTTTGCGGTGCGCATCGACCTGGACGATTTCGTTTACGACTGTCATGCTCGGGACTTCTCCGAGGCGGCCTTTATCGGCCACCGCTTCCGCTTACCCCTCAAGGTGGTGCGTGACGACCCGATCTACTCGAAGCAGTCGAGGGAAAGGCTTACCCCCTCGCGCGATCCCCGCACCAACGAGTCTGGGGACGAGCGAATTAACGTCCTTGGTCGAGGCTACTACGGAGGTGATAGCGAGGAGGTTGAGGACCTTGTTGACCTCTGGGAAGTGTACCTGCCCCGGCAGCGCCTGGTGCTTACTCTGGCAGACGACGACGTTGCTGGTGGAGTTAGCGAGTCAGTTGACGGAACTGACCAGCCGCTGCGCGCCCAGCGCTGGATCGGCCCGGAAACAGGCCCCTACCATTTGCTCGGTTATGGGATCGTGCCAGGCAACGCCAACTTCAAGGGACCGATCCAGGACCTGCTCGACCTGCACCTCGCGGTCAACCGCACGGTAAGGAAAGCGATTCGCACCATCGACCGCATGAAGGAGAACCTGCTCTTCCAGGGCGCCAGCACCGAGGACGCCCAGCGGATCAACGAGGCCAACGACGGCGAGGCGGTCAGGGTGGACAACCCCGACCGCGTCAAGAACGTGGTCTTCTCGGGCACGTCTCTCGCCAACCTGCTGACCATGTCCCAGACCTTGAACCAGCTTTTCAGCCGCCAGGCCGGCAACCTGGATATCATGGGCGGCCTGGCACCCCAGTCGGGCACCCTGGGCCAGGACAGGATGCTGGATCAGAATTCCTCCCGCACCGTGATCGACATGCAGGAGCGCACTGTTGGCTACGTTTCCAGGGTGCTGAGGGGCCTGTGCTGGTACTGGTACAACGATCCCTTCAAGGTCATGCGCACGGCGCACAACGTCCTGGGCGTGGCCCAGATCAAGCGCACCGTCACCCCCCAGGCGCGGCAGCAGGGCCGCTTCGAGGACCTCGATATCATGGTCGATCCCTATTCCCTGCAGCACCAGACGCCGCAGACGCGCCTCGCGGCCCTGCAGCAGGTGGTCACCAGCACGGTCATGCCGCTCATGCAGCTGATGCTGCAGCAGGGGATCAGCTTCGATATCAACGCCTGGCTGGTCAAGGTCGGCCGCCTGCTGGACGCGCCCGACCTGCAGGAGATCCTGACCATTGTCGAGCCGCCCGATCAGTCCACCGGCCAGGCAGGCGGCGGCGGCGCCGGCGAAAAGCCGCCCATGCCGCCCCAGACCCAGCGCACCTACCAGCGGCTCAACGTGCCCATGCGCACCGACCGCGGGGACGCGCTCAATGCCCTGAACGCCATGCGCGGCGTCAACCCCGGCGGCGCGCCCCAGACCAATGGAGTTCCCACAGCCTGACGCCAGAGGGAAAGCGAGATGTCCAGTGCGCGGTCAGATCCGTTATGTCAGCGGTCAGCCGGTCTACACCCTGGACGGCCAGGAGGTGACTGCCGAGCAGTTCGAGCAATGTTTCCCCTCGAGCCTCGACCTGGCCGAGGAGGGCGAGTGCCTGCCGGCACAGACGTCGTCCTGCTGGCCCATGCTCTCCGAGGGCCTGGCCGTCCACCCCAGACAGATCGAGCAGGCCAGGGCGCGCAACCGCCGCCATGGGGTGAACGTGGACTACACTCCGGACGGTCGTGCTATACTCATGGACCGGGGCCAAAGGCGCGACCTGTTGCGTCTGGAGGGCTACCATGACAAGCACGGCGGTTACGGCGACTAAAAAACCCAGGATCAGGAAGACCAAGGCGCAGTTGGTTCACGAGAACCTGTGCCTGCAGGGCGACAATGACTTCCTGCGCATGATCGTCAGCGACCTGAGCAAGGAGAACGCCGACGCCACCCTGCACCAGACGCTGGGCCATTTGCTGGACGACCTGGAAATGTATCTGCGCTGGCGGCAGCAGGGCGGCTGGGAGCAAAACCCTGGGATTCTGTACGGTCTGAGTGTCGCTCTTCAGAACCATTGCCGCCTGGCCAGGCTCATTGTCGGTCCCAACCCAGGCGCGGCCCGTATGGTGGCCGTGGGAGACACGATTGCGTTTCACAATTACGGTGAATCAGCGAGGGTACAATGAAAGAGTCCCCAGAGCGCTGCAAGCAGCAGAAGCGCGAAGCTGCCCCCTGGGACTTCTCGCCGGCCCGGCGCATGCTGGCCACGGTCATGGTGCTGACAGCCGGTTTTCTGGGGATAATCCTGGGTATCCTGTGTTTCGTGGCCATGATCCTCATGCACATTGGCTACCAGTTATGAGCAATCCCACACGCGCTTTCCTGGTGACGCTCGCCTACCTGACCGGTCTGGCCGTCGGCCCCGCGCCGGCGCCCGCGGCCCCCGCCGACGCCGTGGTGCAGCTGCCGGCCCAGGGCGGCTCGGGCACCGTGGTCTGGACCGGACCGGGCAAGACCTACATCCTGACCGCCGGCCACATGTTCTCCGGTCACGCCCAGGGTCAGAAGGTCCAGGTGGTGGCGCCCGATCCCCGGCCGGGCAGTCCCAGAGCAGGCGGCGCGCCCCGCTGCGTGGGCGTGGACGCCAGTGCCGACCTGGCGCTCGTGGAAATGCAGGCCGGACCTCTGCCCTACGTCTGCCCCATCGCCCCCGCCGGCCACCGGCCCGGCCGGTTGCTGTCGGTGGGCTACGACGAAATGCGCTGGCCGGCCCAGCAGCGGCCGGCGCACCTGCTGCACCTGCCCAGCACCGGCAGCTACACCCTGGCTCTGGAGTGCGGCCTGCTGCACGGTTACCTGACCCCGCGCCGCGAGATCCTCCAGGAGGACGGCAGGAACTTCCTGTTGACCCAGGAGCTGCCCTGGCACGGCCGCTCCGGAGGAGGGTTGATCGACGTGGACAGCGGCTACCTCATTGGGGTTGTCTCGGGTTACCGCGGCACCGATCCGGACCACTGGCGCGAAACCAAACCCGGCTGTGCCGGCGTCTACGGTTCCACGGCCGCCATTCAGAGGTTTGTGGCCCAGTACGCGCCCCAGGTGCTGCAGTCCCCCTACCGCTACCAGCCGCCGGCGCAGCCCTACTACTGGCCCCAGCAGGCGCTGGGTTATCAGTATCCATACAGTTACCCCTATCAAAACCCGTATCAGTACCAGTACCCCTACGACTACCGTTACTACCAGCAACCCGGTTACGGGCGGGCGGCGCCCTACTGTCCGCCGGGCGGCACCTGACCGCCCCGCTAGAAAGACTCGCCGTGTGCGAGGAGGACCCCGACCATGACAGCACTCACCCTGAGCCTGGCTCTCTTGCTCCCGGCCGACGCTTGCAGCTATGCGCCGACCAGGGAGCCGGTCGTCTATGCCTATCAAGTACCTGCCGGCTCCGCGAACGACATCCACGCCTGCTTCGGCGGCGGCGGTTTCGGCAGGAGTTTCGGCTTTGGCCTGGGTTTTGGCCTGGGCGAGAACTTCGGCGGCAACCAGTTCGGCTGGGGCGGCTCGCCGTGGGGCGGTGGTGGATACCCGTGGTGGGCCTACCAGCGGCCCTCACCCTGGGGCTGGGGAGGAGGAGGCTTTCCCTGGTGGCTCTACCAGCAGCAATCGTTCCCCTGGTGGCTCTACTCCAACCCCTACATGGGTGGCGGCGGTTTCCCCTGGTGGCTCTACGGTCGGGGGTGGTGACATGGTCAAGATGGCGCCGGTCCTGACCCTGCTCCTGGCCCTGGTTTCCCTGGGCGCCAGCGAGGTGTCCTCGCCCTTCATCCTGGGCTGCCCGGTGCTGGACGAGCATGCCGAGCCGCCCATTGCGGGCATCATCGTCTATGCCTGCACCGTGGAACAACCCCTGAGCGACGGCCGCCGCCGCGTGGTGATCTACGCCCTGGTGGAAACCGAGAGCGGCAAGTACCGCTGGTACGACCTGACCGCCCTGGTCGTGGACAGGAAGAGACGCGGCCCCCTGCAGAAACGACCAATCGTCACTGAAGAGCGAGTTCCTATCCAACGAGGTGAGAAATGACCAAGTTCCTGAGCCTGACCCTGCTGCTGGTGGCGCTGCCCGCCCTGGCCGGCGAACCCAGAAGGTACACTTACACGCCGGCCGTGATCACCCAGGGGCGCTCCTGCCTGCCCTGGGGCGGCGGGGGCGGCTATGGACCGCCGCAGGTCAATCCCCTGCCCGTGCCCATTCCCCAGCCGGTGCCCTTCGGCGGCGAGGGCGCCGTCATTCCCCTGCTGGGCCAGTTGCTCCAGGGTCAGTCCCAGATCATGCTGCAGCTGGGCCGGATCGAGGGCCGCGAGCGCCCCGGCTGGGGCGGCGGCTACGGGTTCGGCGGCGGCTATGGCGGCTACCAGCAACCCATTGTGATTCCCCTGCCTCAGCCGCCGCCAGTGATCGTGCGGCCCCTGCCCCAGCCGCCCATAGTCATTCAGCCTCAGCCCAGTCCGCCCATAGTGATCGAGCCGGGCGGCGGAGGTTTTGGCGCCCAGCCCTTCCCCATGCAGCCCATTGCTCCTGGGATCAATCCCTACGGCGCGCCAGGATCGAGTCCCTACGGGTTCGGTCAGTTGGCGCCCACCCAGCCCTGTCCACCGGGGGCCTGTCCGGGTGGAGTCTGCCCCCCTGGGTACGCTCCAGTGCCGCTGGCCGGCGGCAACCCGGCACCGCCCGCCCCTCAGGGCCAGCAGTATTCCGTCCGGCCCCGGCCCGTACTGGTACGCGGTCAGTGAGTTGGCGCGGCGCAAAAGTTACAGCGCGACTTCGGAATTTCCGAAGTCGCGCTGTAAATGGAGAGTGTGGTGAGTAGCGCACGGTAATGCCAGTTCGTGTTAGTTCGTGCTATTCAGCACGCTGTTAGTTTGCGAGAGGACGACTCATGGCCAATGAGCTGTCGATCACGGCCTCGCTGTTCGGCTACAAGCCTTCGGTCATGGCCGCCGCGGTGGGGCGGGCGGTCACCGATCTGCTGGTCACCATGAGCGGCAGCGCCTACATCGAGGGCGTGCTGACGGTGCTGACCACGGCCACGGTCATTCCCCTGGGCAGTATCACCATGCCGGGCTGGTGCTTCTTTCAGAACCAGGACCCGACCAATTTCATTCGCATCATGAACGGTTCGGGCGGCGCCAAGGTGCCCAAGATGTTGCCCGAGGGAATCGCCATTTTTCGCTGGGACGAGACGGCCGTGCCCTATGCCCAGGCCGACACGGCCTCCTGCGCCATGGAGTTTGTTATTTTCAGCGCCTGAGCGAGTTGTAATTGACAGTTCGCGCAGACCTGTTATAGACTTTGTGTAATACCTTGCACGCGCCAGAGGGAAAGTCATGACCCGATAGTGGCCGAGCTGACTCCAGAAAGTCCCAAATCCGACCAGAAGAAGACTGTCGAGGAGCAGCTCCTCGAGCAGTACGACCTGGGCGATAGCTCCTTCGATCCCGATCTCGACGCAGCGCCTGAACCTCTCAGGGGTGCGCCGCAGCCGGGGCAGGCAGGTTCAGGTGAGTCCTCCCCTGCCTCGGCTGCACCCTCTCTACCGCCGCGCGACGAGCAGGGCCGCTTCCTGCCCAGGCGCGAGGCCTCCCAGCGCCAGCTCTCCATAGCCAGAAATCTCGGCTTTTCCGACGAGGAACTCCAGGACGTTGACGCCGACGTCCTGGAGGAGCGCATTGTGGGCGCCACCAGGGCGCTGCGCTCCTACCAGGGCGAGAACCGCTCCCTGGGCGAGCGCCAGTCCTCCGCGGGTTCCCTCGAGGGTGGGGAAACTGCGGAGGCCGGCGCACAGGAAGACGAGGACGTGGATATTGAAGAGCGCGAAAGTATCCACGATCCGATCCTGCACACCCTGGACAGGTACAACCGCCGGCTGAAGGCGCTGGAGGCCATTGTCGCCCAGCAGCAGCAGAGCGAGCAGCGCCGCGCCAACGAAACCGCCGTGGAAACCGCCGACCGGGTGATCTTCGCGCGTTATCCCCACATTTACGGGGCCGGAACCCTCAAGGATATCAAGGCCGAATCGCGCGACCACGACCGGCGCCGCGCCGTCTGGGCACGCGCCCAGAAGGAACAGGGCACGCTCGAGGAGCGCTTCGAGAAGGCCCATGAGTACCTCTACGGCGGTCTGGGTGGCGAGGCCGAGGAGGGCGAGCCGCCCGCGCGCGGGCGCCAGGCCGCTCCGCGGCGCAACGGTTACACGGCCGAGGAGTGGGCCGAGGCCGGTACGGCCGTGCCCACCCAGCGCGAGGGGGCGAAAGAACCCAAGGGCACGCGCCGGGCCGAGAAGGGCGTGCGCGATTACCTGCGCCGCACTGGACTGTCGCTGGACGAAACAGGACCCGAAGAGGCCGGCTTGCCGGATTAGCTTTAGCACTCAAGCGCTGCTGACAAGGAGAACTTCCCGTGGCCACCCTGCAAGCCTCCGACCTGGCGGACCTCACCACCACCACGCTCAACGAGCTGGGCGAGCTGAAGTTCACCGACTTAATGTCGGACTACCAGTTCACGATCGCGCTCAAGCGCATCTTCAACAAGAAGAAGACCACCTTCGACGCCGGCCCGGCGGTCAACTTCAACGTGATCACCGACCACAACAACAGCGCGCGTTTCGTGGGTCTGGGCGAGGTGGACGTGGTCGATATCCCCAACGTCATGACCACCGGCACCGTGCCCTGGCGGCACATCACGTGGAACTGGGCCATCGAGCGCCGCGAGGTGGCCATGAACAGGACGCCGCGCAAGATCGTGGACCTGATCAAGACCCGCAGGGTGGCCAGCTTCGGCAGCGCCATTATCAAGTTCGAGCAGAGCCTGTGGCGCTGTCCGGCCACCACCGACAACGTCAGTCCCTACGGCGTGCCCTACTGGGTGGTCAAGAGCAACACCGCGGCCACCAGCGCCAACAACGACGGTTTCAACGGCACCGTGCCCTCGGGCTACACCTCGGTGGGCGGCCTGAACCCCACGACCTACAGGCGCTGGAGCAACTACGCCACCCAGTACACGTCCGTCACCAAGGAGGACTTCATTCGCAAGGGCCGGCGCATGCTGACCTACACCGATTTCATGCCGCTGGTGGACGATATCCCCGTCTACAACACGGGCGACGAGATGGGCCTGTACAGCAACTACGGCCTGATCAGCGGCCTGGAGGAGATCCTCGAGGCCCAGAACGACGATCTGGGCACCGACGTCGCCAGCATGGACGGCAAGGTTCTCTTCCGCCGCAGTCCGCTGACCTTCGTCAAGGAGCTGGACCTGGACACCACCAATCCCATGTATGCCCTGAACTGGGGCGAATTCAAGACCATGGGACTGAGGGGCGAATGGATGCACGAGACGACCGAGCCGATCTATCCAGGCCAGCACACGCTCAGCGCCACCTTCACCGATTGCACGTTCAACATGATCTGTCGCAACCGCCGCCGAAACGGCGTGATAGCCACCGACGTTACCATGCCCGCCTGATCCAAGGAGTCCTCAACAATGGCCGTCAACTCCATTGACTTTCTCGTCGGTGACACCACCCGCAATCCGTCCCGCTCGATCTGGGGCAACTGTCCCTGGGATGCCATTCTCGAGGGCAGTATCGGCGGTTACTACTTCTGGGACGATTTCATGTCGGCCCAGCCCACCGTGGCCACCACCGAGGCCAACTGGGCCGCCGGCAACGGCTACGCCCAGTATTCCGACACGGGCGGCACCATTACCAACGACACCACCGAACTGGGCGGCGCCGTGGCCATTGGCGCCCCCGCCGACAACGCGGGCTGTTCCTTCCGCACCCTGATCACGCCCTTCAAGCTGGCGCAGGCCAGCAAGCGCTTCTGGTTCGAGGCCAGAATCCTGTCCAGCACGATCACCGACGCCAAGCACAACATCTTCATTGGCCTGATGGAAAATACCTCCCTGACGGCCACGGTGCCCATTACCGCCACCGGCACGCTGGCCGACAAGAACCTCGTCGGCTTCCAGCGCCCCGAGACGGCGCGGACGGTCGCGGGTACGGGCGGCGGCATCATGAACACGGTCTACAAGGCCAGCGGCGTCACCGCGGTCACCGTGCAGGCCGACGCCGTGACCCTGACGGCCGGCGCCTACGTCAAGCTGGGCATGTACTACGAGCCTTCCGGCGACCGGCAGGGCAGTTACGCGCTGAAGTTCTACGCCAACGGCGTGCAGCTGGCGACCAGCAAGCTGCTGCCCTCGGCCGTCGGCACCGACTTCCCCAACGGCATATCCCTGGGGCCGGTGTTCGCCGTCCTGAACGCCACGGGCAGCACGCCCGGCACCTCGAGTATCGACTGGTGGCGGGCGGCCAGTCTGGTCTGAGAGAGGAGGCGCGCATGCCGGCCAAAAGTTCCGCTCAGAGGCGCTGGGCCTTCGCGGTCAAGGGCGCGGCCTGGGCCAGGAAACACCACTTCGACACGCCCGGCAAGCTGCCGGCGAAGGTTGGAACCACAAAGGGCACCAAGGGCACGAAGAAAGGCAAGAAAGCCAAAGCGGCCAAAGCGAAACGAAAGGGGAAGTGATCATGCCAGACGTGGGCGGCAAGAAGTTTCCTTACACCGAGAAGGGGGAGAAGGCGGCCAGGAAGTTCGCCAAACGCACCGGGAAGAAGTTGACCAAGAAGAAGGGCAAGGGCAAGAAGGGGTACTGAGGTGGAATCGACTCTGGCCGTGGCCTACCAGGACCTGTCCGGCGACGTCGGCCATTACCTTGGCTACGGGCGCGGTGCGGCCAATAACGACCTGGCCTGGAACAGCATTCAGCAGGGCAATATCGACCGCTGTCTGAAGGGTGGGCTGCGCAAGGTCTACCACTGCGGCTACGACTGGTCGTTTTTGAAGCCCGTGGCGCAGCTGTCACTTCTGTCAGGTCAGGACACCCTGCCCCTGCCCGACGACTTCGGCGGTATCGAGGGCGACCTGATCATTGTCGATCCCTCCAGGGTTTCCTGGCGCATTCCCATTACCGGCGACGTGCGCTATCGCCATGGCCTGGCGCCCCAGACCACCGGCCAGCCCCTGTTCGCGGAGATCGAGCCCTTGAAGGGCACCCAGCCGATTGCCGGTCAGCGCCTGCAGGTGCGTGTCTGGCCCATTGCCGACGCCGATTACCTCCTGCAGTGCCGCTACTACCTGAACCCCAACTACCTGTCGGGCGCCTTCCCCTACGTCTACGGCGGTGCCGAGCATGCCGAGACGTATCTCGAGGCCTGCCTGAGCGTGGCCGAGATCCTGCTGGACGATTCCTCCGGGGTGCATGCCCAGCAGTTTGCCGCGCTGCTGGAGATCAGCAAGGACCTGGACCGCAGGAAGAAGCCCCAGACCCTCGGTTACTGCGGCGACCGCTCGGACCTGTACGACCGGCGCTGGGGGCGGCGCGGCTGGAACCGTATCAACGAGCCGGTGATCAGCTTTGGAGGCGCAGTGTACCCATGAAAAAGGCCAGTAAAAGCAAGGCGCACCCAGGATTTAAGGCCATTCAGGGCAAGATCGCCAAAAAGTACGGCATGAAGCGCGCCGGCGCCATACTCGCGGCCGCCACGCGCCGCGCCTCGGCAAAGGCGAAAAAGGCCAATCCCAGGCTGAAACGTGTAAAGGGGAAACCCAAATGAGTTCTCGTCACAAGCTGCAGGACGCCACTGGGATTCAGTTGAGCCACCCTCTCTACGGCGCGGTCATGGCCACGGGCATTACCGTGCCGGCCAACGGCGCCGGCGGCTATGCGCCCGGCTGTATCTTCCTGGACCTGGACGCCGCGGGCGGTCTGCAAATGTGGATCAACGAGGGCAGCATTACCTCGGCGCTGTTCGTGAGCATGCCCTCGAGCGCCTCGGGCATTTTCAGCAATATCTCGGCCAGCAAGGAAACCGACGCTCCGGGCGCCTCGACGGTGGCAGCGGGCACGACCACGTCCGACGCGGGCGTGTTGCCGGCGGCCACGGCCAAGGTCTATCCCACCACCGGCGCCAACGGCACCACGGGCGTGCGCGTCAACGCCGCCGATCAGGTCACCGGCCGGCTGCTCTTTATCGGCAACGGCGCCCAGGCCGTGCTGAAGGTCTATCCGGCCTCGGGCGGCACCATAGCGGGCGCCGCTGCCGACGCCGCGGTCAGTAGCGTCAGTGGCAAGGGCGTGGTCATGTACTGTCTGTCGGCCGGCAGCAACACCTGGCTGGCCTGGTAGCGAGGGTAGCAATGACTCCCAACGGCGAGAGCGAGAAGGTCAAGTTGCCCGCCGGCACTCCGGTGATTGCCGTGGTCTGGGACGAGAAGGAGCAGGGAGTGAACCTGCAGTTCGATCCCTTGCTCCTGCGTTCCTGGGACTTTGTCGTGGGGCTTCTGGAAATGGCCAAAAACAAGGCGGACGCCATTCGCCGCATGCAGTACGCCCAGCAGACCCAGCAGCAGCACGCCGAGCAGCAGCAGGCCGAGGCGCTGCGGCGGCAGCTGCGCCTGGGGCATTAGCAAACGCCGCTCCCGCGGCCTGACTTCTTTACTGACCTCGGGGGTTCAGTTGAAGCAGCCGTGGCATTCTCTGGCGCGACACCGGCTGGGCGCGGGAGCGGCACTAACACAGCGGCCGGGCCACAAACGGCCTGGCCGTTTCTCTTCGGAGGCGGCACATGCGCATTGACCAGAACACGTCTCCTCTGAAGAAGGCGCTGGCGGCCAATGCCAGCACGGCCAGTTTTGCCAGCAAGGTTGCGACCATCATCGAGCCGGTCAACGACGGCGTGTTGAACCTGCGCGATTCGGGCGGCGTGGTCACGCCCATGTGGGTCAAGCTGCTGCCCTACGGGCTGGGTGCCGACGAGGATGGTTATTCCCTGCGCCTGCTGGGCTGGCAGAAACTGGGCACCGGACCGGGACCCAATGACGTCCTGTGGATTCCCCAGGCTCTGGCCGAGGTGGCCTGCGTGCTATCTCAGGCCGTGGGCGTGGCCGCTGCCCCGCTGCTCAATACCGAGCGCTTTGCCGACACGATCACGGTGACGACGCAGGCCTTGTTCACCGACGTCGACAGCGGCGGCGCCTCTGCGCGCGGCACGCTGGAGGTCTACTCGCCCACCGCGGACCTGATTGCCTGGTTCAAGGTGCCCATTCAGGGTGTGGAGAAGCTGGAATTGCAGTTCTCCAGGACCGTCGGCACGCCGACCATGAACTGCCTGTACGCCTACCTGTGAGAGGAGTTCAAGCCATGCCGCTGCAGCCAATCGCCGGCCAGGAGCAGCTGGTGGACATGGTCTTCCCCGTGAAGGGCGTGGACCTGTCGCAGGCCTTTGGCGTGCAGCCGCAGGGCACCACGCCGGTAGGCGTGAACGTCCGCGCCTACGAGCCGGCCACGGCCAGGGCCAGGGGCGGCGCCCGGCCGGGGCTGTCGCGCTACATACCTGCCCAGGTGGGAGGCAGTCCGGCGCTGATCCAGGACCTCAATTACGTCGTGGGCGTGGGTTACACGCCGCCGGGGAGCTAGCTGAGTCATGGGCGACTGGGCGCAGAAGGACGGCACAGGTCTGCTGGTCGGGGACGTGACCGCGGCCAGTCCCTACGGCGTGGTGCTGCCCAACAGCGGGGTCAATTTGACCTACGGCGCCTGGACGACCATTACCGCCACGGTGCCCTACGAGACGCAGGGACTTTACGTCTGCGCCGTGATCGCCGGCACGATCAACGGTAACCTGTTCTTCGATCTGGGGATCGGCACGGCCGGCAACGAGGTGGTGATCATTCAGGGTGCTTACGTCATTTCCACTGGCCAGCGCCTGTGTGCTTTCCGCTTCCCCGTGCAGGTGCCGGCGGGCGTGAGGCTGGCCGGGCGCCTGATCGCCAACAGCAACACCACGGGCACCGTGGCCGTGCTGCCCTATTTCCAGAGGCGGGGCTTTGCCGACGACAGCGAGCTGACGACCAGCAAGCAGTACGGGTGGAACCCGGCCACGCTGTCCATGACGGTGGTGACGCCTGGCGCCGCCAACGTCAAGGGTGCCTGGACGCAGATCACCGCCGCCACCACGGCCATGCATCAGGCGCTGGCGGTGGAGCTGAGCCAGATGGCCAGTGCAGCGCAGCGGGCCTGGCGGATCGACGTGGGCGTGGGTGCCGGCGGCAGCGAGCAGGTGCTGCTGGCGGATTTGAACATGGACAGCACGGCTGCCGAGCCGGACTTCGTTCAGCTTGGCCCCTTCCGGGCTGGCATTCCCAGCGGCACGCGCCTCTCGGCCCGGTGCATGTGTACGCTCGGTGCCACGGCCACGATTGGCGTCATGCTGCGCTGTTTTTCGTGAGTTTGCGTGAGTTTGCGTGAGGAAGCCATGGCTGACTGGGCACAGCGCGACGGCGGGGGAGTGGTGGCCGGCGATCTGACCACGACCAACCCCTACGGCGTGATCCTGCCCAACAGCGGTGTGAACCTGACCTACGGCGCCTGGACGACGATCACGGCCAGTGTGCCCTTCGAGACGCAGGGGCTTTACGTCTGCGCCATGATCGTGACCAGCGCCACGGGTCAGGCGGTCTTCGACATTGGCATGGGCACGGCCGGCAACGAGGTGGTGCTGGTGCAGGCGGCCTATGTGCCCTCGACGCAGCAGCGCATGACGGTCTTTCGCTTCCCGATCCAGGTGCCCGCGGGTGTCAGGCTGGCCGGGCGCATGCAGGCCAACAGCAACACCACGGGCACCGTGGCCGTGGCGCCTTACTTCCAGAGGCGAGGGTTCCTGGACGAGGCGGGACTGACCACCAGCACGCTGTACGGGTGGACCTCGGCCAGCATGACGGCAGGTGGACCGGCCTCGTCGGCCAGTCCCACCAGCAAGGGTTCCTGGGTGCAGATCATGGCCGCCACCGCGACGGCGCACCAGGCGCTGGCCGTGCAGCTCTATCAGTTCGCCAGCGGCGTGGCCCGCTTCTGGCACACCGACATTGGCGTCGGCGCCGTCGGGGCCGAGCAGGTGCTTCTGGCCGACCTGTACATGGCGCAGCAGAGCGGGACGGAAGCGGACTTCACGGAAATGGGGCCGTTTTTCGTGTCGCTGCCGGTGGGCACGCGGCTGTCGGCCCGCTGTGCGGTCAGCACGGCGGGTGTTTCGACGCAGAACATGGGTCTGCGCTGTTACTCGTAAGGAGGCACAGGTATGGCGATCCTGATCAATGCCTCGGGCACCAAGGCGGCTGACGGCACCGAGCAGTCGCTGGTGACCAGCACCACCAGTGGCACCTTCGTGCTGGTGGTGGACACCAACAACATGGCCAACGGCGATAGCCTGGAGTTGCGCATTTACACCAAACCGCTGGCCAGCAGCAGTGCGCGGCTGGCCTATTTCGCCAGCTTCATTCACGCCCAGGCGCTGCCGGCCAAGTACAGCGTGCCGGTGCCCAGCAACAACCAGATCCAGGGCACGCTGAAGCAGACCGGCGGCGTCAATCGCAACTACGACTGGGTCCTCTTGCAGGTGGACGGTTAAGCCATGAGTCTGTCGCGCTACGGTTGGAGGGCGAGTTCGGGGGCCATTCCCCCGATTGAGCCTCCCGGCCCGCAGCAGTCGCAGTCGGGACGGATCGTCACGCTGGTCAGCGTGCAGCAGGGCCAGGTCTATGTGGCTCCGGCCGGCGGCACCACCTGGACGCCGGCCATTAACAGCACCGGCAACAGTCTGGCCTCCTCAGGTCCGGTGCGCAGTGCCTCGAATAACCAGAAGCTGTGGTACGCCGACGGCAGCAACTGGCTCTACTACGATCCCTCCGACAACAACGTCCACAACTGGACGGCCAGTGCCGGCACCCTGCCTTCAAGCAGCGGCAACACGCCCCGGCTGATCTGCACCTGGCGCGGCCGCACGGTGCTGAGTGGGATCAGCACCGATCCGCAGAACTGGTTCATGTCGCGCATTGGCAATCCTACTGACTGGAACTATTTCCCGGCGGTGATCACGGCCGACCAGCCGGTCGCAGGCAACAACTCGCCTCTGGGCATGGTGGGCGACGTGGTCACGGTGCTGATCCCTTACAGCGACGACGTCCTGATCATGGGCGGCGACCACACGATCTGGTCGTTTGCCGGGGACCCCATGAACGGCGGGCAGATCAACAACGTCAGTGACGCCATTGGCATGGCCTGGGGTGCGCCCTGGGCCAGGGGACCGGACGGCACGCTCTACTTCGTCAGCAATCAGACGGGCATTTACAGCATGATCCCCGGTGAGAAGCCGGTCAGAATGTCCCAGCAGATCGAGCAGCTGCTGACCGATATCAACACCGGGCACAACATCATCCGCATGCTCTGGAGCGACCGTTTCCAGGGCCTGCACGTCTTTGTGACCTACACGGCGCAGGCCAGGGCCAGCACGCATTTTTTCTGGGAGGCGCGCACCGGCGCCTGGTGGAGCGACGTCTTCGCCAACACCAACCACAACCCGCTGTGCTGCTGCACCTTCGACGGCAATACGGCCGCCGACCGCAGGGCGCTGATAGGTTCCTGGGACGGTTATGTGCGCATGCTGGACCCTTTGGCCACCAGCGACGACGGCACGCCGATCAGTTCCAGCGTGGTGGTGGGGCCCATTCAGACCAGGGAGATGGATGCGGTGCTGTTCAAGGACATTCAGTCGATCCTGGGCGCCTCGAGCGGTGCTGTCAGCTACGCCGTCTACGTCGGCAGCACCGCCGAGGTGGCCCTGGCCTCAAGTGCCGTGGCCTCGGGCGTCTGGAGCGCCGGTCGCTCCCTGACCAGCCCGGTCAGGCGCTCAGGCCATGCAATCTGGGTGAAGTTGACCAGTACGAGCGCCTGGGCGCTGGAGCAGATCAAGCTCAGGATCAAGGGGAACATGGGCCGCGCTCAGAAGCGCGGGGCGTGAGAGGGAATTTACAGCGCGACTTCGCTTAAGCGGAATTTCCGAAGTCGCGCTGTAAACGAGGCGCGGGGAGGTGCTGCTTCCATGAGCATTTTAGGGAACTATGGCGGCTTTCTTACCGGAGGCGGGGGTGGCGTGGGCAGCAGCGCCGGCACCTCGCAGAGTACCGGCAGCTCGCAGCAGCGCACCGACGTGGTGCCGGGCATGCTGCCCATTTACAACCAGTTGCTGGGATTGAACCGGCAGAACTACGGCAATGTCATGAACGCCTACCAGCAGGGCCAGCAGCGCGCTGCCGCCCAGTTGCCGGGGGTCTACGGCGGCTATGGCCAACTGTCGAGCGACGTCATGAACACCCTGGGCATGGGCCAGGTGCTGGGTCAAAACGGCAACTGGGGGGTCGCGGGTCCGGCGGCCACGGCCATTGCCGACACGTTCAAGGAGACGCAGGGCAGGAATATCGACCAGTTGGTCAGTGCCGGGCTGGGCAACACCACGGAGAATGCCGCCCTGCAGCAGCAGGCCGCGCAGCAGGCGACCAAGTCCTATGCCGACCTGGGCGCGCAGCTTGCGACTCAGGCCGCCCAGCAGCAGGCGCAGATCGGCCAGGCGGGTCTGGGGGCGCAAATGCAGGGGCTGGGACTGCAGACCGACCTGACCAAGGGGGCGCTGGGGCCGCTGGGCCAGCCGTTCGCCAACACCGCGGGCAGTCTGACGGGCGGTTTCGGCAGTTCGCAGCAGCAGTCCACGTCGCAGCAGCAGGCGCAGAACCGCCAGCAGCAACCGGGCTATCAGCAGGGGGGCCTGCAGACCGGCTCGGGCGGGGCCGAGGGACTGCCTGCGGGCGTGCCGGGCGGGCCGTCCGGAGGAGGCGGCGGGGGCGGCGGCGGGGGCGAGATTGGCGGGCTGGGCGACATGGGACTGGGTGGCGTGGGCGGGTTCGGCAGTGCGCCGGGCTACAACCCGGCGGGGGCCTATGGGCCGCCGCCGGCAGGACCGGGCGGACCGCAGACGATTTCTCCCACTCAGGCGGCAGGCGCGGCCAGCGCGACGGGGCAGGCTCTTGGGGCGCTGCAGGGCCTGGGGCTGGGTTCGGGACTGGGCGGTGCGCTGGGCGCGGCCACGGGGATCGCAGCGAGTGGCGCCCTGGGCGAGTACGGGCCGACCATGGCCGAAATGCAGGGCCAGACCCCGGCGCAGCAGGCCGCGACGGCGGCCGGACTGACGGACGCGCAGGCGGCGCAGCTGCAGAAGGACCTGCAGGCTGATCCCAGCCTCAATCCGACCACGGCGGCGCAGAATATCAAGCGGGGCCAGGCTCCCCATTACGGCGGCGGGGGCGTTGGCCTGGGCTGGTGGTAACAGCGAGGTGAACCATGACCATCCCTTCCCTGGTCAACGTCGATCCGGCCGCCCAGCCGCGCACGCGCAGCGCCCTGGCGCTGATCGCCGCGATCCTGAATTCCCTCCTTCTGAAGGGGGACATTACCCAGGACAACGCCACCACCTGGAGTATCAACATGGCCGGCGGCGCGATCATTGCCGGCGGCATTTACGGGTCCAAGGGTTCCTACGGCATGTGGGGAGGATAGCATGGCCACCTTCTCGGGAGGCGTCCTGTCGGGCAGCACCAACGGCCTGCCGATCAAGGTGGCGGCCACGGCCATTGCCTCGGGCACGACCGTCCACACGGCGCTGACGAGTGTCACGGGTTTTGACGAGATCACCTTGTTTGTCAGCAACACCGACACGGTGGCGCACACCCTGACCATTGGCTGGGGCGGCACGACGGACCCCGACCACCTGATCATGAAGAATGTCAGTATCCCGGCCAGCAGCGGCCCCATTCCGGTGGTGACGGGACTGCGCCTCAACAACGCCCTGATCGTCAAGGTCGCGGCCGACAGCGCCAACCTGCTGTTGATCACAGGTAGCTACAACCGTTCCCAGTAGAGGTTCTCATGCTCCCCTGCCTGCCGACCATGCGCACCCCGGAGTCAGGCGGGGTGCAGGCGATCCTGAGCTGGGCGCCCCGGCCCGCAGGGCAGAGCGGCATTACGGGCAGCACCTTCGGCCTGCCCTGGATCAGTCCTTCCTGGTTACTTCCTGGGTTAGGACAGGCGCCCTTCAGCTTCCCCTGGCCCCGGCAGACGAGCGCCTTCGCCCTGGGGCCGGCCGACCTGTACTTCCAGCAGCAGCTCTTCAGTCCCAAACCTCTGCCGGGTCTGGCGCAACTGCCCTTCCCCAACGTCTTCTGGGCGAAGGCCAGTTTCGCAGCGCAGCTGTCGGTAGGCACGCAGTCCCCCAGTGCCGCAGCGGTTCTGCAGGCCGACTCGACCACCCAGGGTTTCCTGCCGCCGCGCCTGACCACCACGCAGCGCGACGCCATCAGCAGTCCGCCTGCGGGACTGCTGATCTACAACACCACGACCAACAAGCTCAATGTCTACACCACGCTCTGGGAACAGGTGACCAGCGCGTAAAACGGGAGGTGCCCCATGGCCCTTGGAGATTACGATCTGCCCTTCGACGTGGACCCCTACGGCATTGACCCCTATGCCGAGCAGCCGCAACCGGGTGTACCGGCCATGCCCGGTCTGCCGGCCATGGCCAGCCCGGCGCCGCCCCCGCCGCCGCCGGCGCCCGCCGCGCCGCCGACCTTCGGCGCCAGCGAGGCCAACCTGCTGTCGAAATTGACCAATGCTGAGAGCAAGGTCAAGGAGCGGCGCGACAGCGGCATTCTGAGTCCTGCCGAGGCCCAGGAGCTGCTGGGCCAGATCACGCCCCGCAAGGACGCCATGCTGGCCCAGCAGAAGCAGGTTGCCGATCAGGCCAAACAGCAGCAGAAGCTGGAGCGCATGGATCAGCTGGCCGAGCAGTGGAGCATTGACCAGCACCATGCCAACCTGGAGGCCGACGCCTTCCCGCCGGGCATGCGCAGCCTGGTCAACCCCATGACCGGCCAGAGCGCCCAGTTCGTGCGCAAGAAGAACAACGGCGAGTGGGAGCAGGTGGAATGGGACGATCCTCTCAAGGACGCCGAGGGCAAGGGTGCCGACGGCGCCCAGGCGTCGAACCCTGAACTGGAGGCGCTGGGCGAGCGCATGCAGCAGACCGCGGCCACGGGTGCTTCCGGCCGCGGCCGGCTCGGCGTGGCGCCTGAGCCGGGTTCCGAGCCTGCCGCAGGCGCGCCCGCCCAGGAACCCGGCCTGCCGCCCGGCACCGTCTCCCTGGAGGCTTTTGGCGAGCAGCAGCGCCAGCAGGCCGCGGGCGGCGCTCCAGGAGCGCCTGAAGGCGGCAACTATCCCTTGCCCAGGATTCTCAACGCTGCCGGCGAGAACATTGACCGCCGCCTGGTGCCCGCGCCCACCGAGGCCGGCGGCACTGGCGCCGACAAGATCTACGGACTGCTCTCCGACAAGCAGCTCCAGGAGATCAACCGCCGCGCCATGCGCATGGTGGGGCCATTGCCTCCGGGCGCCACGCCGGCCATGGCCCAGCACTGGCAGCAGCGCGTCCATGAGATCGCGCACAGCATGCTCAACCGCCATTACCTGGAGCGGCAG